TGGACGTTCTCTAAATGGTACCTATGCTGCCAAAGATTGTGCTCGTAGAGTTATTATGGATATAGACGATTTTAAATCTTTCTTTAAAGGTCCTATTTGGAATAAATATGACAATGCTAAATATGTGACTCCTGGTGGAGATACTAATTACTATGAATTTTACAAACCTTCTCAGGGTATAGACCATTCCCGACAAGTTGAAGTTTACTGGTACTGGACTACACGTGAGACCCCAGGACGACCAAATGTCCAAGATGGGCTAATGGTGGTAGCTAATGATGTAATGATTGTTCGTGGACCAAATCCATACAATCATAAAAGATTACCATTCGTCCGACAGGTTGATATATTAAACGCAAATACATTCTATGGTAAGGGAGAATCGCAATTACTGGAGTCAATCCAAGAAGAGCAAACCACTCTTCGTAGGATGATAATGGATAGAAATCATCTTGATATAGACAAAATGTTCCTGCTATCTAACAGGGAAACTGACTTATCAGATGATGATTTAATCGCTAGACCACATGGTGTCATCAATGTGGAAGATGTAGATAACATCAAACCGTTGGAATACGGTGACATACCAGCTTCAACTTTTAAGTCGCTGGAAATGCTGGGTGATGATGCTATCCGAATTACGGGACAAGATGACAGAATGCAATCAGTCCAATCCCCGACTACAGCTACCCAGGCTGCTATCTTAAAAGAGGCTACTCTCAAGAGATTGCGTACCAAGATTTGGTTGCTTCGTAATCTGACCTTGTACAACGTTGGGCTCTTGAGAGAATCCAATATTCGTCAATTTTATTCCGTACCTAAGGTAGAAAAGATAGTTGGTCAAAAGGGTACTGACGCTTATTACTCTCGTGTTCGTGATGCCTATCAATCTGGAAGACTACAAATGAAAAATGGGGTACCTCACGAAGAGAAGTACAAATCTATTCGATTATCAGACCAAAAATTGAATGTGACTAAAGATGGTGTCACACTCCAAAAGAGCAAAGAACCTACTTTCTTTGAAGCTACTCCAGATTTAATAACTCCAATGTATGGTTCATTTGATGTCAAAATTAGTCCAATGCCTAGTATCCCAATATCTAAACCTTTGATGCAGGAAAAAGCCTCAGCTATGTTTGACCGATTAGTTCAATTACCTCAAATCTATTCTACTGAAAAATTGGGTGATGCTTTACTGGAAGTTCACGATTATGACCCAGATGAATTTAAACCAGATAAGCCAATCCAAGAACAACTTAGTTCCAATCTTGTGGGTAAATCTCTACAGGTAGCTCAAGTTGAAAACCAAGAAATAATGAAAGGTAAAGAATTACCTCCAACTCCATACGCTATGGAACCTCACACCGAGGCTCACATCGCTATGATTAACAGTCCTGAGATGATGGAACTACCTCCAGATGCTCCAGAATTAGCAATATTGGTTAGACACATTCAAGGAGAACTCCAAGCTCAACAACAGCGTGGTGCAGCTCTAGCAGGTGCTCCTGGTATGGGTGGACCTAAAGCTCCATCTGGACCATCAGCTCCTCAAATAGAGGGTGGTGCTCAAATGGGAGATGTTATACCTCCTATGGGTGATTCTGCTAATATGGGGAATGCAGAAGGACAATCAATTAACCCCAATATGATGGGCTAATATGAAAAAATATAGAACAAATAAACCAGTTCCGCTTGATGATTTGGCAGTACTAGCCAGTTTGGCTCAGACTCCAGAGTGGCGAGTTTTAGAGAAGACAATTCGTACTGGGGTACACAATCACAAAGAATTGATTGTTTCTCTCTCTAATGACAATCCAACCAAACTAGCCATTGATAAATCTCGTCTTAATGGAATTATTGCTGGTCTATTAATCATTATCAAAAAAGTTGAGACAGCTGCTGCCGAGATGGAGAAGCTGGCTTTGAGGGAGGAAGAATAAAATGCCCTGGGATATAAATCAATTCTTAGAAAAATTTAGAGGTGGATTTGATGCTGGACAACAGAAACGAGATGAACAGTCTAAAATGCAGGCAGAACAGGATAAAATGTCTCAAAAGGCTGAACAGGAAGCTCAAAAAGCTCAAGAGAAAGCTGCTAAAGATGCTAAGTATGAGGAATTACACCAGTTCAAAGTTCAAAAGGAACAATTATCTGTAATTGAAAAATTAATGAAAATGTTGGGTTTGAATGAACCCACTGTAGCTGGTGCTAGTACAGAAACTAAAGCCTCCAATGAAGCATCTCCTGCTACTCCAACAGCTACCCCGACACCAGACAAAGCTGCTATTGCCGCTGCCATAGCTGAGGGTCTAAAAGCCTATGGTGCTAAAAGTGGATTTGAAAATCCCCTAGCTACCGCCTCTGCTCGGATGGCTGACCAAGCTGTGAATAACAATTTACCAGACCCGTATATGCCAGCAGCTATGAATATAATGGAAACTGGTGGTTCTAAACATATGGCTCAACCTAATAATTATTTTAATTGGGGAACTAATGCCAAACCCGATATTAATACTGCTATTGACCGAATGGTACAGGGTGTGGGTAACACTGGTGATACTGGACTTTATAAAGACTACCTACAATCTGGAGAGATGGCAGATTTCTTCAAAAAATATACTCCGTCAACAGACCCAAATAATCCAGCACTAGATACTTTACTTGGAACATATACCAATATCAGAAATAAATATTTTCCAAAAATATGAGAAATTCTCTATTTTTTAATAAAAGACCTAACTCTCTAATTCGTACCTGGTTGGGAGAACGAAAACTTAAAAAAGCATCACAAAAGATAACCAATTCTCTATTCAAACGTAAACCAAAAAAAGTAACCGACAAATAACACCTTATTTGACTTCCTATCTGAATCTGTTCCATACTACGATAATTAAAAGTTTGTAATTAGGGAACTCCCTGTGGTGGGGAGCCTTTCTTACTAAGGGTAAGCTCGCAAGAGACCCCAAAAGGAGACAAAAAAATGACCGATATCGCCCCGCAAGATGGTGCACCTGTTATTAACAATAATGGACAAGCTCCAGGAGTGACTGCTCCAGCCGCAGCCCCGCAAGAGGAAGGATGGTGGACAGATGCCCAAAAGGAGAAGGGTTTCAAATCCAAGGAAGAAGTATGGAAATCATACAAAGAATCTGAGAGAAAAATCTCAGAGGACGGAGAAAAGTTGAAAAACTTTGAAATCTTCCAGAATCAGGTAGTTCCTGTTTTAGATGTGGTTCTCGGAGACGAGGAACTGCTAAAACAAGTTAAAGCGAAGATGGAAGGTAACTCTCCCACCCCAGTGGCTCCTATTAACAATCCGACAGTGACTCCTCCAGAGGATACCGACACCAAAAAGTATCTCACCGAGGATGCCGTGCAAGGCTTTGAAAAAATGCATGGTATCGATAAACTCGATGCAGACACTCAGAAAGACGTCAAAGCTATGATTGGGGTTGAACTTCGAAAGTTCACCAATGGTAGGGAAGTCAAAGTTAGTGAAGTCAAGGGACAACTAGAAGATGCTTTTGCATTAGCTGTTTCCAAAAACGAAAAACTACAAAAACTCTTTGCACCGAAAGAGGATAGCTTGGGGGACTACGGTTCCATGCCAAGTCAATCTTCAGGTTTGGACAAAGACGGCAACATTAAGCTCACCCCTGAGCAGGAAAAAGTTGCTGAGAATATGCCAGGTGGTAGAGAGGC